CAATCTTCTGCTGTAATCACTTGTTTTAAAACTAATTGAGTTCTCAAAATGTCATTAAATATTTCAGTAAATTTCTTTCTTAACCTTTGTACAAACTTTGTAAATTTAAGTTCATCTCTAGTAATTTCAGTACTTCTTCCTAGATTAAATCCAGATGAAGCTTCTAGTCTACTTGAAGGAACGTTTAAACTTCTATAAAGTTTGCTTCTAAAGTATTCTATGTCAGAAATCTCACCAAGATTTTGTCCACCTTGTAAAGTAGTAATATCTGTTCCTCTACCACCTTCTCTACTTGGTAACCAAAAGTCTTCAAGCATTGACATATAATTTCTGTCATCTCTAATTTCTCCTGTGTTTGCGTCATAAACAAGCTTGTTTCTGTATCTTGCCATAACATCACGGAGATATTGTTCAGCTTTGATTTTAGGTAAATTACCTACATCAATTTTGAATATTCGTCTTTCTGGTGCTCTTGCTATTCTGTATATAACACTTGCGTCCTCAATCATTCTTAATTGATTAACAGGTTTAATTGCCTTATGTAAATAAGATAGAACCATATTTTTATTTTGGTCTATCAAACCACTAGGACAAAATGCAATTGCGTCAACAGCAATTTTTATTCCACCAGATGTTGTATTGGTTACACCTTTTTCATTGAATAAAAAATATTCTTGTATATCATCTACAACACTTAAACCAAATGGTATAGGACCATCAGGTCTTTTCTTTCTTACTTCTCTAATCTTTTTAATTTTTCTAGGATCAATATATCTTAATTCTGTTATACCTTTTCTTGTCGCTTCAGAATCAATTACTTTGTGATAGTATAATCTACCATCTACATACCAACGTCTAAAGATATCGTGTCCTTTAGTTTGGAAGTTCATCAATCTTAAAACTTCCTTAAATTCGTTTTCTATTTTTCTTCTTACATCTTTACCAAATGGTAAGTTATCCAAATTTAAACGTATAGCGTCCTTGAGTTCATTAGCAACAATTGACTCGTTGATAATATCCTCAATTGCCATATCGCATTCAGGATGTAATGCTATTTCTCTATAACGTCTGATAAGGTCTTGTTCAGTCTTTGACTGACCTTCCATATCCAGGTACTGACCGTAGTAACCACCAGCGGCGATGGTTTGTGTGCCATCATCCGCTTGTGGTTGTGTAAACGATTGTTTTGGATCCTGAGGTTTTTTAGTCCTCGTTATAGAAAATCCAAATAATTCAGCCATAATTTATAATCTCCTTAAAACTTATAATACTATTTATAAGTAATTTTTAAGTAGTGGTATTACTTTCAAAGAAGTTGTAAGCAAAGGTTACGTCAAATTGCTCAATTCCTTCTCCAGCTTCGTCATATGACAATGCAATTGCACCTATAGATGTTGGGAATGCACCTCTTAAAGTATAAGATTTAATAGTTGCTCCGTTTCTGTCTAATTGGTCAACAAATGCGTCTACTTGATAATCAGCAGGATTTGTTAATCCTTCGTTATCAGTCATATTGTTTATACCGTTTTGCCATCTTTCAAAAGCATTTCTTAATTTAAAGTTTGTGTCGTTATACACTTGGATTCCCCAAGGTGCAAACGATGGTCTGTCTCCAGCAACTTTAATTGTTCTTCCTCTAAATAAAACAGGAAGTTCATTTATAGTCATACCTGGAAGAGCAGCCGCTCTACATAAGAATGCTAGGTCTTCTATTTCTCCACCAACTTGTGCGTAACCTGGGAAAGGCATTACTACCTTAAATAGGTTCGCTCTAGCGCCGCCGCCAGCAAGTTTAGCTTTGAAGTCATTAATGTTTGCCATTGTTGTTCTCCGTTTCTATTCTTAGCCTGCGACCTCTTCAAAGCTAACACCTGTTCGTGTAGCTATGAATTGTAATGTGATAAAGTTGATACTTCTTGCTGGTTTAACAAAAATCTCAGCAACAAATTCGTTTCTATCAATTACTTCGCCTGTGTTGTTAGTTTCATCACACACTACTAAAAAGTCTGTGATACCTCTTCGTCCTTGTACTTCTCTTAAAAAAGGTTCTACAATGTTTCTAAAGTTCGCTCTTGTAAATTCATCATTGAATTCAAACAATTGGAATTTAGAAGCAGTTGCTATCGCCTTCTCTAAAGTTATAAACAGTCTTCGTACATTTATTCTGTCAAAAGCACTTGGTGTACTTAATCCAGTTTTATCTCCGAATAATACAGTACCTTGTCCTGGGAACGTGGTCACAGGATTAATTCTAGCTCTGTATAATTCATCTCTTTGAGATTGTGTTGGATTGAAAGCAAGTTTTACTGCACCTCTAACGATACCTCTATTTAATCCTGCTGGTGAATACCAAGCGTCTGCAATTAAATCAGTTCTAGCAGATAATCCTGCCATATCTCCGTTAAGTGGTACGTATCTGTAAACATCGCTATATCTGTCGTACATATATTTGTATCCAGAATCAAAAGACACATAAGAAGATGAAGCGATTCCATTAAAGAAACCAACTACATTACTTTTTTGTGTATTTGAGTTAGATATATTAACTACATCACTTCTCTCTGGAGAAGCAAAAACTATACAGTCTTTTCTTTTCTCAGCGATTGTGATTAAGTTATCAATATGAGTAGCGTCTCCGTCACCAGCCATAATTAAACCAACGTCTGTTGTTTCAGCGTCTTGGAATAATTCGTAAGCTGTTTTCTTTTGTCCAGTAGTAGCAGATGATCCGTTTGCACCATTTGATAATGATACATTAGATACAGAAGTTACCGCTGTATAAGTTGTGCCTGAAGCAGCTGTTCCCCAATTTGATCCTGAAGGATTGTGGTCCATCCAGTAAATGTAATTAGAAGATTTGTAAATTACATCAGCGTAATAATTATTATCGCCTTGAGCAGATTTACTATCTGAAGCTTTTGAAACTGCTTCAAATTTTTCTAATACTTCACCTTTTGTTCCAGAAATTCCACCATCTTCGTCAACAATAACAACGTGTAGTTCGTCATCACTACCGCCTCTTGCTTGAGCATAAGTTGATGTTCCAGGAGCTTTATTAAATAAATCATAATGTCTCCATCTTCGTCTTACTTGAGCACCGTTTGTTAGTACCTTATGTAAGCCAGATGAATCAGAAGTGCCATAATATTGAGGCTCTTCTTTTCTTACGAAGTTTATATCATTAGTTGATACACTAATAACTCTATATTCGTATTCGTCTCCAAAGTTTACTATGTCGCCAGCGCTGATTCCTGTACCAGATGTTACCGTCATTACTGTATCGCCGACTGTTGTGGCAGCGTCATTTACAGTAGTTTTGTTAACTTCTTCGTAAGCAGTAGCAGAAGGACAAGAAGATATAGATAAACTATTTCCCCAAGTTCCAGCTGTTCTACTAGCCCACATACCTACAGAAGCAGAACCGTCAGCATAATTATTTTGGTAATCAGTAGTATTTTTTATAACAAACGCTGAACCTGATTCAGTTGCGTTTGATACCGATGTATTCTGTACACGGACAACTCTCAAAGCGTTAGAATATTGTAAGAAGTTTGAAGCCGTAAACCAACCTTCAAAGTTTGAAGTGTCAGGTTTACCAAACGTACTTACTAATTCTTGTTCCGAGCTGATTGATACAACTTCATCTAAAGGACCTTTGTTGAAACTTCCAGCGAAAGCTCCAGTTGAAGTTGATACAGCAGGAATTATTCTTGTTAAGTCTTTTTCCTGTACGAGAACACCTGGTGATACTTGAAATGCCATTAGGTTTTCTCCTTATTAATTAGCTAATTGTTTTGTATATTTTCGCATATTTTGTAAGTTTTCTTACAGCCATAGTCAAAATTCATTACTACAGATATTTATATATTCTTGACTTTACAACCCTTTTCTAACAACTGGATACCATACAGTTCCATACTCATCTATCTCTTCTTTCAACTCTTCTGGTGTTCCATCATCTACAAACCCGAAAGGAGCCATATCTTGCTCTATTAATTTCTCTTGTTCTTCGTATAATTGCTGTCTGGCATTAGTATTAGTCATCTCTTTAAAAAAAGGTTGATTACTTAACCAACCAAATATGACTAAGCACATCATTAAATCATCATTACAGCCTTCTTCCGCTTGCCAAGAATTACCACGTCTTGCAAAAGTAGACATTTCTTCTATAATATTAAAATCATTTATGACCATTTTATCGCCTTCAATTAAAGACTTAATGTTAGCACAACCAATTCTTTTAATTTGTTTAGTCATACGTACACCAAAACCAGAACCTCTTCCACTATAACCAGCACCTAGTATTTGTCCTGCTCTACCTTTTTGTGTAGTCATTAACAAACTAGGATATTCTAATTCATAGTTTAAAGACTCTGCTATCTGTTGTCCTATATCATTTGTTTCTACAAGTATTTCTGCTTTGTTATATGCTTTTGCAACTCTATCAATTATATGTGGAAATAAAATTGGTTTAATTTCTTGACTACGATATTTTGCTACAACTCTATAAGGCATTTTACTAACATCAAAAACTAAAAACGCTGAGTAATCTTTATCTACTCCTCTTGATACGTCAACTGTACAAACATATTGACGACCTTCTACTGGTTTCTCAAACATATCTACACCACCTTTTGATTGTATAGGTGTCATATAAGGAGTTTGTTTAATTTTAACTGGTGCAATTAATGTATCTACTGATCCTAAAAACTCACACTCAAACTCTTGTTGAAACTGTGCCTCGGAAGTATTTCTTATAGTCATTTCTTTCCATTTTTCATCTCTTCCTGGAACTTCTGACCAATGTACTTCAATAGGTACATAATCATTTCGCTTATTTTCTGCGTCTATCCATAGTTTATAAAATTGATTCATTCCGTGAGGAGTAGAAACTATAATCATTTTTGTTTTTTTACCAGATGATATTGTAGGATAAACGGAACTAAAAAACATTTCTGCTATATTAGCAGGTACGAAAGCAAACTCGTCAAGAAATATTATATTAAATGAACCACCTCTTATTGCACTTGAAGAAGTAGCAGCTGCTATAATAGTTGATTTATTTTCTAATTCTATATTACCTTTGTTCCAATTGATAACACCTTGTTGTATATATTTTGGTAAGTTTTCATATGCTAATTGTAATCTTCCTAATATATCTCTAGCAGTAGAAGATTTATTGGCAAGTATTGCTATATTTGAATTCGGATTAAATATTGCATAATGTAATAAGTATGCAATTGTTGTTGTTGACTTACCTGATTGTCTAGGTAGTTTGCAAATTGTAAATCTATTTGTATCTATTGTTTTAACTATCTTCTTTTGAAAGTCAAACATTTTAAAAGGTACAAGACCTTCGTCCAAGGAAACAATTTTCATATGTTGTTCCATAAAATATATTGGATCTTGTTGACATTTAGTAAACTCTATAATCTCTTCTTTAGTAAACTCTTGTGGTGTATTTACTTTTTTAAGATTAGGATTACCTAAATATGCGTCTGTTGTACTCATCTTGGTATTACACTCTCTCTTGTTGATACGTATTCAAACCAACCTGTTATTATATATTTATCTTCTTGAGCAACAATTCCTCTATGTGTATGTGTCCAATCAGCAGGCCATATTGTACATAGACCTTGTTCAGCATTTAATTTTAAATTTTGATATTCAAATTCCGTACCGCCATTATCAACATCATTTAAATAAAGTTGAAATGCTAATACTCTATTGGCTGCTTTAGGAGAACCTCTTTCACAATGCCAAGTTTTAAATCCACCATCTGGTTTATAATATTGAAAGTTATAATCAATTAAATCATATCTGTTTATCATACCAGCTCTTTCATATTTTTTAGTATAGTTATCTAAACATTGTTGTAAGTATGCTCTAAATTTATAGATAGGCCAATCAAAATTGTTTATAGCTATTTTTAAATCTACACTATCTTTAACTGATTTCTTAATTGCACCAGTTCCTACAACACCTTCTCTATGATGTTCTTTATTACTATGAAAATAATCTATTAAATCATTACACATATCTTTAGGAAGATACCAACCACCTATAAAACTTTCTTTTGGTATTATGCTACATTCTTTTAAATCATTTGGATACATTTCACCTGTAGTTTGGTATGCCTCAGCATTTATATTACTCATTTTTTTCTCCTTTAAAATCTATATTAACTATCATTCTCATATCACTATTTATTGGATGTTGTCCAGT